GAAGTTGTTTGAAATACTATTTGTTCGTTTCCATTCTCATCATTAATTCCATGAGCATCATCAAAAGCTATATTAAATGAATTAGTATCTAGGTCCCCACCTAATTGTGGTGATGTATCATCTACGAGATCACTTGATAAAGATACAGACGCTATGTTTGGGTTTGTACTATCATCAGCTTTTGCATAAGCTATTACTGTTTTACCATTTAAAACATTAACACTACTTCCTGATCCAGAAGCATATTTAAATGTAATTGTTTGAGAACCTGTTGATCCATCTGATACAGATAAAGTAACATCTGCATCACTTCCAAAATTTACTGTGGTATATCCACCAGAAATTTGTTCTACTATTTGTAAATTTGTATTAGTCTTTGTTCCCCATGTACCGGCGTTTTCACCAGTTGCTTGAAGTTCAACACCTAAAGGTGTGTATGTAGATGCCATAAATTATCTCCTATGCAGCGTCACTATAACTTGTATTTGATCCAGTTGCAACATTCGAATACGATGTATTTGAACCCGTTGAAACATCACTATAAGATGTATTTGAGCCAGTGTCAACATCGCCATATGCAAATATATAAGGCGTTCCTAGACCAGTTGTTATAGATTGTCCCGTTAATCCTACCTGAATATCTGCTAAAGAAATAGATCCTACACTAGCACTAAAAGATTGTCCTGTTAATCCTAGTCCCTCTTCTACTGTTAAAGATCCAACTGAAGCCGTAGAAGATTGTCCTGTTGGTTGAGCTACAGCTCCTCCTAATCCGACAATAGATCCTAAACTAAATGTTGCTGATACTCCCGATATTAATGCTGTATCATTTGGTATTGTGACTGTGCCTAAGCTTACAGTGGCTGATTGACCTGTTAAGTCTGCTTCTTGTGAAGAACTTCCAACTGCCGTTCCTTGCGCCGAAGTTATAGATAAACCAGATGGTAATACTGTATCGTTTGGTGCAAAAGCTGTACCTTGTGAAACTGTAAATGATTGTCCAGATAAACCAACAACCATATCTGCAACTGTTGGAGTTCCTAATACCGCTGTAATAGCACTTGAAGATAAACCTTGATGAACATCATCTACAGTTACAGAACCAATAGAGAAAGATGCTGACACACCTTCTGTTACTACAGGATTAAATGCTTCACCTTGTGATGCTGTAAAGGATTGACCTGTTAAAGTTAAAATTACATCAGGTATATCAACAGAGCCAATGCTAGATGTTATAGAAAGACCAGAAGGTTGAGCAACGGCATCTTTTAATTCATTCCACTCATCTTCGCCCCAGGACTTTGCGCCCCAACCTGTTTTAAGAGTTGTGTCAGCGTTCCAATAAGCTTGACCCCAGCTAAACCGGCCCCATCCTGAAGATACCGACATGGTCGGCCTCCTATGCTAATCTGATTATTGCGTTACTTGCGTCTGCTGCTGGAAACTCTATTTTAAAAGTTCCATTACTTGCTGTTTTATCACCACCAAAAGCTATAATTGCTACAGCGTCTGTTGTGCCTGAACCACCATCGGTAGTTGTATTATAGATCATTGCACCGTTTGCAGTAAAAGATGCAGAAGTATAAGTTACATCTGAAAAATCTGTAAATGCAGTTGTTGAAGATAAAGATACACCAGAGTTTGTTAAAGTTGCTCCACCTGCAGAATATGCAGATCCTGACGTATTTGTGATTTCTTCTGATGTTGAATAATCTGTAGTAGCTGCTCCTAAAGAAGCATCGCTATCAAATAAAGCTAATTTAAAAGTATGTCCACCTGAAGACTCAAAACTGTGTTTACCTTGTAAAAGCTCTTGTTTAAAACTTGAACATATTGCTGATGTTATTGCCATAATAATCTCCTACGGGTTTACTGAGTTTACCGGTGTAGTCATCTCTTCGTCTTCTACCGACTTGCTCGTTAGCAAACTTCTGTACCTCTTGTTTATATTTATTTTCGTATAAAGTCAACATATCTATCGGACCTTTTAAAAAGCCATATGCCTCTGATAAACAACAATATAATAAGCCATTTGGAAAGTTAAGACTGATATAATTGGTGTCATCATTTTCTAATAATGCAGGCGCAGCATTAAAATGTATTCTAAATCTATATGTCGTATTAGGAACTGGAGCCACTATTATTCTTCCAGACGTAGTATCAGATTCTCCTGTTGCTCCACCAAACATAGCATAATATTTGGGCTGCCCTTGAGCTGCTGACGTTCCGGTTACATCTTGATACTCCTGTAAATAAGTTACATCTTTTTTCTCTAACCATCTATTAGCTCCTGTTATTTCTGATCCTGCTGTGTCATAAACTTGTATACCTCTAACAAACACACAACCTGCTGGAGCATTTATAGACTCTTGTCCAGCCGCAAAATTACCTAATTGTTGTTTTCTATCTGCATCAATTGGAACATCTCTGAATATTCTATACTGTGCGTTTAAAATTATATTTTCTAAAACAGAGTCTGATAAAACATTAGAATCTGTTTCAGTGTAACTTCTAATTTGTGTTTTTAATCCTGATGCGCTTAATCCTGCCATTATACTACAATCTCCTGACAACGAGGACAAGATTTTCTAAATCTTAAATGTCCTGAACAATGATCTTTTTTAACAGCATCCTCGTTTTCATAAACAGGAATATCTGGTTTTTTTGGATGTAATATTAATTCATGTGGATCCATTTCCTCTGGACATGCACATTGTTTAATACCTAGTAATTTACAAATAAAATTTTTTATTTTTTTAATCATGGTGTTAGGGTAACTGGTCCTGCAGACACAGTTGGTCCTCCTCCTTCTTCCGTTACACTAGCGTTTGTTCCCAAACTAAAAGTATATTTATCTGTTGTTGTAACTGTTATACTAAATCCTGAAGCATTTTCATAGGTAGAAAAAGGCACTCCACCAGGGCTTCCTTGTACATTTCTAAATCTTACAGAATTTCCATTTGATCTTCCATGATTTACCTCTGTAACTGTAACTGTTCCAGATGAAGCTGTTGTAGAAAAAGGATTATTTCCTAACATAGCAGCTACAGCTGGTTCTGTTCTACCAGGCCTTACATTTCTTAAAGATATAGAATCACCATTCATCGGTTTTGGTTCTAATTGTGGTTGTTTTGGTTCAAATTCAGATACATGCACAAACGCACCATTCCATTCTCTAACCATTTCTTTATATGGAAACTCCATACCAGATCTGTCTGAGATCGCTTTTGCGTATTTACCTGTTGCGTACTTTGCCATTATGCTCCTGGATAATATGCTTTTGGTGTTATGTGTGTGCTAGATGCAGAACCATCCTCTGCTAGCGCTCTTGCAAATTCGTCTTCGTAAACTAATTTTGTTTGTTGAATCATTTGTGGCATATATTTCATAGATAAATAATATGCTAACCCTGATATCATGCAAGGTACAAATCTAAATGGAACATCAGTTGCATTAGTATAATCACCAACATCTTGTATTCTTTTTATGTAATAAAAATGCATATCCTTAGATGCATTTGTAGAATCCGGTGTTGGATAAATATGTATTCTAACTTTATCTATGAAACGCTCTACCCAATATTGATTAGGTGTGCCTTTAGATAACTTGTTAGAAAAACCTGCATAAGTAGATCTATCCACTTTAGTCATTGGACTATCAGATTGATCTGTTGAAGTTCTATTTGATCTTAACTGTGCTTCAAGGACATCTGACATACCAAATACATTTGCTGGTGTAGAAACAGCGCTTGTGCCATCATCACTAGATCTAAAAAAATCATAGTCTGACTGACCTTCAATTAAATCCATATTGAGTTCATCTACTTCCCAATAGTGAATACCTCTATTACCCCATTCTTGAAGTAATATATTTAAAGTTCTTCTAGCATTTTTTAATTGATAGCCAGCAACATTTTGCTGTCCTATACGTTCAAAAGCTTCTTCTATTATCTCATCAATAGCAAAAGTTTTGTCGAACGTTGTTGTTCCCGAAGTAGTATTAGCCATTTAAACTCCTACGATTCGTAAACTTTAATCCATTCACAAACGATAGTACCTGTATCTCCGTTAGTGCAAGCCGGTAAAACAACGTTTACATCACCAGTGAACCCACTAGCTTCAGTGTTTTTTAGTCCACCAAAAGATGAATAGTCGTATTCCATTTCACCTGCTAAAGTTTGAAACACAACGTCTGATGTTGCATCCCATTGCATTCTGATTGCATCTACTGGAGCAGTTACTGAAACGTTAAAACTAACTTTATTTAGTCTTACAGTTTTGCAAGTTTTACCATTGTTTGATGCTAACGTAGAAACATCAACTATTTTAGTTGTGCTTCCATCACCATCAGAAACTACGTTGTAGTGAGTGATAAGTTTCTTTGCTC